CAAGAGATTATTGTCGTTGCAGACAATGACGAGCATGGCGTTGGCAAGAAGTATGCCGACTTAGCCAGTGATAAAGCTGGCGCTAAAGTGGTTATGCCGCCCATTAATGGTGACGCAAACGACTACGCAAAGGAGACCAGCTATCAAGATCTTCTGGACCTGCTTATGCCGCCATCGAGCAGCATTTATGACGCGCTTAGAGTCATTAGCGGTGACGCATTATCCAGCGAATATCAGGCTCCAGACGAACTAATTCAAGACATGATTGTGCGTAAATCGCAGTCAATGTTGTTCGGAGATAGCAACTCAGGCAAGACCTTTTATGCCTTATCTATGGCCCATGCGATCTGCGAGGGCGTAGAATTTATGGGCAAGAAGGTAGAAAAGGGAGCGGTGATATACCTCGCCACCGAGAGCCCGGCGAGCGTTATAAGTCGCGTTCAGGCCATAAAAGACTACCATAATTGTCACATGGCTAACCTATTTATCGTCCAAGTTCCCATCAATTTCTTCACTTCAGACAAGCACTCTACCGAAGTTATTGCTCTAGTTAAGCAGGTCGAGTACGACACTGGCAGCAAGGTCAATCTGATCATCGGAGACACCTTAGCACGCATGACTGCGGGTGCAAATGAGAACTCTGGTGAAGATATGGTACCGATCCTCCAGCGCTTAGATACAGTTGTTTACGAGGCTAACACTGCATTCTTGACCATACATCACAGTGGTAAAGATGCCTCCAGAGGAGCCCGTGGTAGCTCAACAATTAGAGCCCACATAGACACCGAAATCTATGTTGTGGAGGAGAATTTACAGCGCACTGCGACCATAACCAAGCAGCGAGAACTCGCATCAAAGGGCGTGGAAATTCCCTTTAAATTAGATGTTGTAGAGATGGGTATCAGCAAATTTGGCGAGCAAGTCAGCACCTGTGTCGCTGTATTTGATGACGAAGAACGGGCGCAGAAGGTCAAAAAAGAGTCAAAAATAGACAAACATAAGAAACTTTTAGAGCGTGCTTGGTGGTCAGGTGGGGCAGAAGTTAGGCCATTAAACGGTGGAAATGTGCCTTACGTTAGCGTTTCAGCCTTTAAAGAAATGCTTAGAAATGATGGATTAAAAGACTCAGCCATCAGTAATTACATGAAGCCAAGCTACGAAACTGGACCTATTTGTAACCTAATTAATGGTGAAATTGTGGCAAAATATGAGCATGGTTATGCCATTTTAGACCTTGTAATGGCCTCTGCATTTATGATCAGAAAGGGTTCATAATTAGGGTACTAAAAGGTACTAAGTACCCATTCTAGTACCTAGTACCTTTTGCCGCTTTATTGTGCTAAATAGGGTACTAAAAGGTACTACTACCCTATAGGGGTAGTACCTAGTACCCTAAGTACAAGCCCACGATTATTAGCGTGTGGTTAATAACTTAATTAAAGTGATAGAATACGATCAATTAGGAGAGTTAATATGAAGAATGTAAATCATTACGAAAAAGATGGAAAGCTGTTTGCTGGCAAAACTCACGACCACAACGGGCAGTTGATGACCGGCGCTAAGATGAGCAAGAGCTCTAAAAAACTTTTGCACTATGGCGCACTTAGTGAATCAGCAAAGAAGAAAGCTAGGACCCATTGGTGATAGAATAATTAACCAAGTATTTTTTTATAATATAAGTGAGAATTAATTAATGAATGATCGTCCTTTGACAGACGCAGAGAAAGATGAGATTGCAAACCTTGCTGCCAATAAAGCATACGACCGCTTTTACTTAGCTGTGGGTAAATCAATTATGAAGAGAATAATGTGGGTTATCGGAGCTGGCGCATTTTCTGTTTGGGCTTTTATTAATAGTGATATTAGTTAATTTAATCGACTGGAAAACGGAGACGATTGATGAAATATAAAGATTCTGAAAAACAGAAGTTTGTGGACAAAGTTTGCACGATGATGTCTGGTGGTCTTCCTTGTGGAAAGTCGTGCGTTAAGGCGGGTGTTCCGAAGTCTACTTTCCTCGGCTGGGTGAAAGCCGGAGGCTCATTGGCCGACCAGTACGCGAGCGCGCGCGAGGCAATGATACACGCAATTGCTGAGGAAGTGCTACATATTTCCGATTCTGAGCCCGTTACTATCGTTGATCAGCACGGCATCAGTCGCTATGACTCGGCGGCAGTTCAGCATCAGCGTCTACGTGTAGACTCTAGAAAGTGGCTGCTCAGTAAGATGATGCCAAAGGTTTATGGTGACAAGACCACGCAAGAAGTCACTGGTGCGAATGGTGGGCCGTTAACGATCACAGCTTTGGATCTTAAGAATCTTACAGACGAAGAGTTGGATAATATGGACTACTTGATGTCCAAAGGATCAGCTGAAGCGGAAACTAAATGAACTCAATGTCTCCCTCGGTTGTAGCCCAGGCGATTAAATTAGAGCGTGAACGAAGAGCTGCGTCAGCTTCGCTATACGAATTCGTTCGACAGTCGTGGCACGTTGTAGAGCCGGGCGTTCCGTTCATATCGTCGTGGCACATCGAAGAGATCTGCGAGCACTTGGAAGCGATCAGCTCTGGTGAGATACGCAAGCTCTTGATCAATATTCCCCCACGGCACTCCAAGTCTACAATCGTCAGCGTGATCTGGCCCATGTGGGAGTGGCTGACGGACCCAGCGCAGAAGTTTCTGTGCGCGTCTTACTCTGGAGCCCTGTCGATAAGGGACAACTTGAAAGCTCGCCGGCTGGTGCAATCTCCTTGGTATCAAGAACGCTGGGGCCATATGTTCAAGCTTTCTGGCGATCAGAACGCCAAGCAAAGATTTGAGAACTCTGAGACCGGCTACCGCATCGCAACATCGGTTGGCGGCACAGCGACAGGTGAGGGTGGCTCTAGGCTACTACTGGACGATCCACACGCTGCCCAAGAGGCTCAGTCAGATGCTATCCGGGAGTCATCGCTTGAGTGGTTTGATCAGGTGTGGTCTACCCGACTAAATGACCCTAAGCGTGACGCTATGGTGACAGTCATGCAGAGATTGCATGAGCGAGACATCAGCGGCCATGTGCTTGAAGATATTGGTGGATGGGAACACCTCATGATCCCGGCAGAGTGGGACGGCAAGCGCAGGACTACCAGCTTAGGTCCATACGATCCTCGGACTGTTGAAGGCGAGTTGATATGTCCAGAGCGTTTCGGTGAGCAGGAAGTTGCAGATCTCAAGCGCTTGCTCGGTGTTTACGGCACGGCTGGTCAGCTGCAGCAAGATCCTAATCCATCCGAGGGTGGCATACTAAAGACTGACTACATTGAGATGTGGCCGCACAAGCGTGGCCTGCCGCCGTTTGAATACATACTGCAAAGCTATGACTGCGCCTTTACTGAGAAGACAACTGGCGACCCAACAGCGTGCAGCGTTTGGGCAATCTTCACTCATGACGGGAGGCGCAATGTCATGTTGATTGACGCATGGGATGAGTACCTGGGCTACCCGGACTTGAGAGCTAGGGCGATCAAAGACTGGGCAACCGAGTACGGCGGCATGAGCAAAGACAGCGAGTTCTCTAGACCACGCAGACCTGATCGTATATTGGTCGAAGCTAAGGCTTCAGGTCAATCATTACTTCAGGATCTAAGATTGGCCAACGTACCAGCAATCGGCTACAATCCGGGTAACGCTGATAAAGTTAGCCGAGCTCATCAGGCAGCTCCGACACTGGAGCTAGGCATGGTGTGGATACCTGAATCAAAGAAGAATCCAGGACACTTCGTAGGCTGGGCTCACGACTTCGTCAAGCAGCTATCTAAGTTTCCTGTGGCCGCTCACGATGATTACGTGGACACGTTCACGCAGGCCATCATCTATTTTAAGAATGACCGCTGGTTTGATTTGCCGCAGGCAAAAGATCCAGACGAGCGCAGAGTAGAAAAAACAAACATTGGCAATCCGTATGCCGCGTAGGAGTGAACCATGTCTTTGAAGGACGATCTTAAATTGAATACGCCTAGGCGCACGCCCGGACACGCGACTAAGTCCCACGTTGTGAAGACCAATGTAGACGGCAAGCCTAAGATGATACGCTTTGGTGAGCAAGGCGCGAGCACCGCTGGCAAGCCTAGCCCGAACGATTCAGCAGCGACTAAGGCCAAGCGTAAAGCCTTTAAAGACCGCCATGCTAAGAACATCGCTAAAGGACCAGCCTCCGCTGCGTACTGGGCTAATCGAGTCAAGTGGGCTAAAGGTGGTCCAGTAGAAGATCAGCGTCCAGCTAACTTGCGTCAGATCATGACAGATGTTGGCGCTGACACATTATCTGGAATGCTTGGGCCTATTGCTTCATCAGCTTATTCGCTAGGCAATCAATACTTCACGGATAAAAGCATTGAGGAACTAGAGGCCGACAAGGCTGCTGTTGACAAAGCCCTCAACTATAACCCAAGAACTAAAGAAGCTCAGGCCGTCAATGAGTACGCTATGGGCAAGATGAGCGAAGGAGTCGCTGCCTTAGCCGAGAAATACAACGAGAACAAAGACAGCCTTGGTTACATACCCGACATGGTTGACTACGGCATGGAGCAATACAACGAGCTCGACCCAGAGACTCGATTTGCTATAGAGAACGCGCTAACGGTAGGCGAGGTTGTCCCCATCGGTAAACTGGCAGGCATGGCCAAGGGCGCAGTAAGAAATGCTGGCGACAGGCGAATGATTAGTGACGCAGCTTCTGATGTCCCAGATGAAAGCTCATACCTGCCGCTGCAGGACCGGCTTGAAGAGATGGGTGCTCGCCAGCTGGCTGTCGATGATGTCTCGCCTAAGCCAATCATGTTTAGGGATGTTGCACAGCCTGATCTTACTCCAGACCAGCTATCTAGGTCGTTTAAAGACGGCGAGATAACCAACTACGGCAGGAATATTGCCCGGAAGCGAGCAGCAAAAGATATGGCAGGACAGACCTCCAAGGTCAAGAAGCTGTCTGAAGTATTAGGTGACATGAACATCGAGGGCAAAGTTAGCATGGTTGCCACTCAGTCTGACAGGACTGGCATCAAAGACGGTGCAGGTCCGGGCTATCCTTTGATTGGTCGGCAGTATTCAGAGATGGCTAAGCTTTACCAAGACCAGTTTGGAGAGGCTCCTGTGCCTAGAATGCTGGACAAGAATGGTGAAATCACTGACTACCCTGTGTGGGCTGTTGATGCCAAAGGTACAGTAGCCAGCCTAAGAAACAATTTAAGAGAAGAGGGAACTATACTTGTCCCGATGATTGGCTCGCCAGGACAGCTTCGCACAAACAAAGAAGTATTTAAGAAGCTGAAGAAAGAATTTATGGCCGGCATTAAGGCCAACAAATTAGACGCAGATCAGGCTGACAAAATAAACCTTAACCTAGAGGCGCTCACTGGAGACAAGATGGACATCAGAGATCCGTCATCTTGGATAGAGCTTGAGAAGACTTTTGATGGTCGTGGCGCATTGGCTGACATTATGAGCGGAAAGACACCGCAGGCTATAGCTGCAGTCGGAGCAAGAAGTAAATGGCGCACTAAACTCAATAAGAAGCGAGCTGCTGATGGGCTTGAGCCTCTTGATCTAAACCCAAAGACGGCTCCTTTAGGAGCGCGTAAAGGCCAGATATTTGACTACGACAAGATATTAGAGGACTCCACAGAGTCTGTACTCTTGGGCGCTGGAACTTTTGACATTGGCCCTTCACTAATTCTACCTTCTCGGTATAGGCAAAGTGAAACTATGCGTGATGCTCATCCTGGCTTTAAAGAGCAGTTGATGGGAGAGCTGGCATCTGATGATATTTTCACGCCCGTTCCGCTTGAGGCTGCAATGCCAAGCTTTATTGATCATGGCCGAGGTCTTCACATGAGAGCCGGGCCTAACAAAAGGCCATTTAATTCAAGCGCCTGGGGAATGAATGCGCGTATGGGATACCCCGGCCAAGGTCTTCCAAGCCAGAAGATAGACGAAGATTACCTAAAGTACCTGCAGGACATGGGCTTTGCCGAAGGCGGTGAGGTTGAGGTAGCTGAAGAGGTTAGCGTTGAGTACAACGCTGACAAGATCAGTGCTATGGCTGACGCGCTAATGAACGGAGATAGCTACGCCGAGGGCGGTGAGGTTAAGAAGCAGGCAACCAGAGATGACACGATTGGTTACAACGCGCCTAATTTACGCCGGGTAGCTGGCGATGTTCTTACAGACTTTGCGTCTGGCATATTCGGACCCATCGCATCATCTGCTATTTCTTTAGGCGAGCAAGCCTTTACCGATAACACCATTGAAGAAATGATGGCTAACAATGAGGCTTACAATGATGCCCT